TCTGCTGGTAAAGATACCAAACACATTGTCAGCTGTGTTGATCTTTGAAATACCGCCCGAGATATGACTGTGATCAAACTCAACTTCTTCCACTGCTGATCGATTCAGCTGCGATGCAGTTACCATGAGCATCTGTAGTTCTTTGGCCAAGTTACGCAGTTCTTCCGATACATACTTGTCTTTCACAAACAAGTCATTGGGACTGACCTTGGCGCTCACAGGCATTAACAAGTCCAAGTAGTCGATCATCACAAAGTCCACACGCTTGCCTGTTTGTATCTGATACTCTTTCAAATATGCTCTTATGTCATTGATGTTCGATTGTGCTGGTAGGCCTTTGACCTGATAGTTGCCCGACTTCTTTGCCACCAGTTTAACTTTGAGTTCTGCTGTATCAATGTCCTTGCGAATGTCTTTGGTGCTCATGTTTGTTAACATGGCATCTGTTCTAAGACTTGTGAGTTCTTCTGACAGTTCCAATGTGATATACACACCACTGAGTCCTTGCTGCACCCAGTTCAATGCTATGTTCATCATCACAAGACTCTTACCAGATCCTGATCCACCTGCAAAGATGTTTAGTTCGCCTCTGCTGAATCCACCATACAGCAATCGATCCAGTTGTGGCCAGCCTGTGCTTACTTGTCCACCGGATTCAAAATATCGGCGTATCCGTGCAGCAGGATCAGCAAAGTAATCCGTGCCCATGTCCTTGGTCAGACTGATCTGCACAGCATCCTTGATCAGTTTCTCCACAGGATCATAGTCGCCCTTTTCTAACAAGTCTGCTGCTTTGAGAATAGCCCGCTCTAGTTCTTGTCTGCGGGTAAAAGATTCAAACTCGGTCATGAACCATTCAAAGTGTCCTTCGTTGAGCTCAGGCACTGGTTGCAGTTTCACTCCAGTGGTGGCTGCGATCTGCGATCGATCCGGCAAGGTCTTGTATTTGTCGCCGTGCTCTTTTATGAATTCGGCCGCAGATCGCAGGCTCTTATCAAAGTTCTCTGGGTTGTAGATGTTCTGCACACGCACATAGCCTTGTGCGTCCTCTAACATCATCTCCAGGAACAAGCGTTGTACATCAACTCCGTAGTCTTTTAACAATTTGAATCCTTTAAAAACGAGTAATTTTGTGACTGTGCGATCAAAAACTCAACGCATCCTGCGATGTGACCCGGAAAGTCTTTGATGGTCCATTGACGATTTTGGTCGATGCTGTTGTGATTGTTTTCATAGATGAACAAAGCTGTTGCTATGTCAAACGAGTCGTGTGGATCAACATGATCAATGATATCCGTCATGTTGGTTGATTCACAATCGTGCATTGGAGCAAATTGTTTACTTATGTACTGTTCAGCAAACTCAATTCGATCAGCACTGGGATCACAGCCATTGGCAGATCTGTATAGATCCTTGAGGTACTGTATGTGGTAGAGTTTTCCAAAATCAATGGTCATGTCACTGGGTCGATCTTGATCAGCACGATTTATTTCTGACCAATGTTTTAGATTTGTAAAAAAAAAATCTATCTGTTGTGGCATGCCTTGTTTGATCACATGATCAATGTCGTGAGTTTTATATACTGCATTTTTTATCCAGCCAAAGAAATTTGTGTCTGGCAATATTTTTTTGATCCAGGCCTGGTCTGTGAGCTGTCTGAATTCACTCACTGTGTCACAGTGACTCAATATGATACGTGGATCATCACCAGTGATGGCTTTTTTAATAGCGTTCACACAGTCAGTGGAACACCCGCCTTTGAACTGATATTCTGGGCGAGTCTCATCAACAAACACCGACGACAATCGCTGTCTGTGATCGATTCTTTGAGTTGGCAAAACAGTGATGTCTTCTGTGGTCAAGAACTCAGCCAAAAAATGCCCACTGGCGCCTACTTGAAACAAAATAACTTTTTTATTGTAGCAGTTGATCTTAGACATTGTACACTTCATCTAGACACAGTTTGCCAAAATCAGCAAGCTGTAAAAAAGTTCGATTTGTATCAAAAAACAGTTCCTGATTGTGTTTACAAATTTTGTCTATTTCATCAGCATGTGTTTTACAAGCAGAGACCAACTGGCCCAGGGCTGTTATTACCATGTCGATCCTGTTACTTAACACTGGTTCAGTGTCGTATGATTCGTCACAGAATTTACCAAAAGTTTTGAATCCTTTTTTCTTCAATGCGGAGATGCTGTTGGTGTCCCCAAGTATCACAAACGGTCTACCATGCGCCAATGTTTTCCAAGTCTTTTCAGACAACAAAGGATAGTCAACATTGTACACCGTTGTTTCCAATACAGCATTGACCCTGCAAGAACTATACATATCCTTGTGGGGTTGATGGTCCAAGTAAATCCGCTCTTCTCCATGATAGAAACTACACAATCCAGTATAAGAAATAAATTTATCAATGCCAACTTTATTAAAATAAGATTCCAACCCCAGGGACGTAGTACGGTATTTTGTATCCAAGATCTGTTGATTATTGTCAGTTACTATTTTGAGGTCGCCGGACCTGCCCTGTAATTTTGATAAGAACTCAAGTCTATGACCTTTGTGATCACCGGTTAGACACAATACATCATATTCAGTCACCGATAGGTCGCGCCGATTGATTTCATTGTAAAACATCGGGTTAGAAAAATTCTGCTGAATCAGTATGTCCCACCGATCAAATCCTATACTTGTGATATTATTTGGATAATGGCGAACATGTTGATGCCCAGTTATCAGCGTGACATTTTTCCACTCTTCTACAGGGAACCAGTAATCAATATGCCCTTCATTGACCAATCCAAAATATTTGTGTTCGTCGGGCCTGTTGTCGACCCAGTCTTCGGTATACCAATCTTTGCAGAAAATTGTATTAGCATCTGATGTAAATTCAAGTTCGTTGAATTTGTTTTGTTGTGAGAAATATGCTGCAATGCCTGAATACACCCAGGACATTGTAAACACATTGCCGATTTTTCTAAATTGATCTAGATTGGTAAATTTATTCATTGTTGAATCGCTTTAAAAGGTTTCTTTTTTTCATTTCTATTTTGATGCGGCTGGTTTCACGATTTTCAAATATAGTTAGCACAGTTGCCAATCTACCATAACGCATCACGCTGTCGTTCACATCCTTGATATCTGAGGGCCAAGGCGGCATGCTCACTGCCCAGCCCAGTTCCACAGCACGATCCACCAGTTCCATGCCTGACAAGTCTTGATCAGGCACCACTGTTATTTCCTTGCCTAGGCTGCGAATCAATCGGGCTTGTTCATCTGATACAGTGCTGTGCATCACGGCCAGGCCACCAATGCTGAGCGCATCAAATATGCCTTCTACCACGATCACATGAGTCCAGTCTGAGTGCTGTAGGTCTGTGCCAAACACATAGCCCGGTTGGCTGTTGCTGATGTATTTGGGCTTGCGGTCGTCCAAGAATCTCTGTGTGTGGCCTACTATGCGATCGTCGTGAGTGAATGGAATGATCACACTGGGGCGATGTCGCCATGCTCTTTCCGGATGATCTTGTATCATCACAGGATAGTCATCGGGCACACATCGTTGCCTTAGATAATCTCTGCGACGATCTTCCCCGGTCAGCAACTCACTCAATGACGGCAGGTCTTGCTCATCAAACTCGATACCTGATAGTATATTAAACGTTCTTTGGCGATCGTCTATGATGCCATGTATGCTACGATGACGCAGGCTTTCCAAGTTCAACGCATCAATCTCGGCATCCGGAACACCTAACCAGCCTAAGAGCCTACGGGCCTTAAAACTCAACGAACGGCCAAGGATAAAGCTGGCGGTGTAGTTACAGTTGAAGCAGTGATAACTCCAACCCTGTTCTGTGGGCTTGAGACCTCCTCGGCTTCTTTTGTCTGCTGTGCTGCTGTTGTGCGGACAACACACAGCGTTGAACGATATCCAACCCGAAGGCGTGGCTTTTCGTTTCGCAGGCAGATAACCAAGGATGTCTAGCATCCTTACATTGTAGCAGAGTCTATGGTAGAAATCAACTTTTCTGAGATCATCACATGCCCAATCTCGTTGGGATGGCCACCGGGCATGATGAGTTCACGACGTTGGTTGCCGGGATGATCTCGGAACCACATGGTGGTGGAGAAGCCGGGCCAGATTATGGTAGGAAGATCTATCTCAACGTCCGCAGGCATGATGTGAAACTGCATCATGTTGAGATTCTTTCGGGCTGCTACTCCATCAAAGAATTGCACAGTCTGTTGATAATTCAATCTTGCCAGTTCGGCACAGTTGGTTAGGACCAGTTGCTGCTTGACCATGGTTTGGAATTCTTTAGGGACTACACTGCTTCCGTACTGGACCCAGGTGGAATGAATGAACTTGTTCCAAGGAGGATCATTGCCGTAACTGTTATGGTTGGGATTATAAAAACTCAATCGATCGGAATCTGTATGCCCTACCAGGATCAAACACGAGCCCGGATCCGGTTCATGATCCAACCACCACTGGAATGTCCAGATTGAACTCTGCATGCTTCCGCCGGCTATACCAAAATTTTCTATAGGTACATCGTAATGTTGCCCCAATAGACCCAGGAAGTTATGACTGTTACGATACTGATCATTCTGATGCCAGCACGAATGTGCATCAGCATGTTTTTGTACCAAGGTTGGATCTAGCAGTTCATCACCGTACATCCAGCTATCACCAAACCCTACGATTTTTTTAAATGTCATCTAACTAATATGCTTATGATGGCTCCACGACTGATACCGATTACCGCAATCTTGTTGGTTTGTTGTGGATTGGCCACATACCCCGAACCACCGTTAATAACATTTATGGCACTGACTTGGTCGCCGGTAATTTCTGCTTCGGCCACGGCACCTGCACCTAGACCAATGATGCTGACCTTGGGTGGTGCTAGATATCCATAGCCGGCTTGGTTCACTGTGATGGCGGTGATCACGCCATTGGCACCATACGCAGTGGCTGTGGCCAACTGTACCTGTTCGGTACCGGGCCATTGATCACTTACCAATCTCAACAGCGGATGATATCCCGCCACATTGATGTAATCAGTCCCGGTTTTGTTGTAATAGCTTTGAACATTGGTCACATCTGCCCAAACAGATTCATAGTTTTGAGCTCCTTGCACTTTGACATTGCCGGTGTAATGATCCATCTCCATCTGGAATGTGGTGAAACTGGTGCCATTGGTAGGCACTTGGCTGCTGAAGCGTTGTGGATCATTGTACACGTTGCCATACGCACCTGGGGGATTCAGCGCCCAGTCGGGATAGTTTGAATTCCATACTGGATCAATGTATGTCTCAGGTCCATAGATTGTGGGGATGGTGACCAATTGGCTGGGCACAAACGCCGGCTTCACTGAGTCCACTATGTCCACATCGCCGCGTCCTTGTGCTTGGGCATCTACAAATACAGCTTCTACAAGATTGCCACTGGCACGTTCAATGCTGTAGCTTGACGGTTCGGGAGGAAACTCTGTGGTCTCTGCTGCTGTCAATGTGACCTTGGCGCGCCCAAAAGCAGCGTTGATGATGACCATGTCTTTTTCAATCAGCTGGGCTGTGCCTGCTAGATTGATCAGTTTGAATCGCAATGCTGACCCTGTGATGTTCACAGGTTTTTGATCTTGATTGATAAACTCAAACAAAATCACATTGTCAACACCTTTGTTGATGGTTAATTTTTTAGCATACACAGGATCCCACCTCCGGTCAAAAAC